GTAAGTGACTGATAGCTACTTTTCATACCTACCTCGCTGTTAATGATTCTGACTTACGGAAGCCTGCTGCAAACTTAGCCACTTCAGGCAAACATATATTGTCCGCGCTTGGCTGCTCACTGCTGCGAACCGGTACCGGCATCGTTGCTTTGTATACCCTCGATGTGCAGCCTTCAGAGAGCTCTGTGAACGCTGCTTCAATACGGCTGGCCAACACTCGGTTGGCATCCTTCGCCGCGAAGAATTCACCTGTACGCTTAAATTTGCGTGTCTTTGAATTCTCTTTAGCTGGTTTGATTGTGATCGCTACCATGATTACCTCCGGTGATTGGCTTTGGTGATGTGGTGGCTGGAGTCGAACCTGCGACCTCTGCGGCAAATCGAATCGTTGTCATTTGACCGCCTAAGCGTCTACCGGAGTAGAAACGATCTGCCGTCTTGCGCTCTACCATCTGAGCTACACCACATCCCAAAGCCAACTTCTCTTTGGTCTCCCAGACTATCCGGGAGAAATCCGTCACGAGGATTGATAAGCATCTCTGCTTTCGTTCCCCGCTTTGTTAATGAGCAGCCTGTCGTCCTGACTGGCGCGGCGAGTAGTTCCTGTCTGCCGCATCGATGTTTCGTTTCGATGGACTGATAATAGCCTTAGCGATTATCATGGTCAATCGTAAAAGCGATAATATCTATCGATAAAGTGATAATTACATAATTGATAAAGGAATTTATTTTGAAAATAATTCAGACGCACCCATTTACACCGGCTATCAGGCGTGAAAAGTGTGCTAAATTGGGTGAAATTTATGCGGAGGTGGGTATGTACACAGAAGAATCAGACGCGCTATATAACGAAATGTGCAGAGTGATAGGGGATGCGGTGCTTATTTTGACTGAGGCTAACTATGAGACGAAGAGGGTAGTGATAGCTGATGCGCTTAGAACGGCACTGGCGAGTAATCACGAAAGGCCGGAGCAGATGAAGACAGCAATGGAGTTGGCGATAAAATTGTTAGAGCAGTGATATTGCCAGATTACAGGCACAAAAAACCCGGCAGCGGGGCCGGGTTAGTTTCTGCGAGAGAAATTGTAGAGCTGAATCAGGATAATGCTTAGGTGCATGATGGATGCAGCAGCCAGACCAATTGATATGGTTGGTAACATAACTAACGGCGTTTTGCTGGTAGCAATAAGAAATACTCCAGTAAAGAAGATCATGCCCAACTCGACAAAGGTCAGTCCATACATAATGACTACTGAAGTCATATAGCCATACGCTTTTACTTTGCTGATATTTCTACTTTCTATGCCAATCAAGAAAGTCATAGCTGCAATTAGTATGGCTATGGTTGTGCCAGCATAAGACGCCATAGACCCACCCAATGCATGCCTATTGGCGGTGAAAGATATTCCCCCGCCCCATTCGCGAACCATTAGATATGCACAGATAACAGGGATGTATGGGATCAAAAATAAAATAAATGCGGGAGCTACTTTATGATATTTATACATACATAACCCCTCCTAATTTATTCTGATATTTCATTTTCAAAGTTGTCTTTATAACTTTTTAGTATATACGGTTTCATCCTTATGAAGCATGATTCCATTTCCTCAGCGATCTCTTCGCTGGATGATTTATACAGATTAGCACTCAAATGACCTTTTTCCGAGAGATAAAAATCAGTGAGAATATCAGCCGCCAGCTCTTTCCCTTTTAGGTGTATGTCATTATGATTGTCATCTGATTTTCTAATGACTTCCTTTGACATCTCACTGATATTTCTCATTCTTTTCGGCTTTATCGTAATCTCTATGCCGGACAGTAGCTCCTCTTCAATTGTCTCAACACCGATAGCCCTCAATACTGTACTGAGCATGCTTGACCCGCTCTCTATCCTTAGCGTTGTTCTCCCAATAAATTCCATATCAAGCGCTTCTGTTTTTGTCACATCTCTCATTAACGCTTCAATTATCAATTTTCTACCGTGATCCAATTCGCCTTTGCTTGAAATATAGGTATTTAAATCTTTAGTTCTAGGCCCATAAAGCGTATTGGCAAAGCCAATGACGTTATCTTTGATTAGCAGGAAAGATGGATAGCAAAGAGACTCATCATTGTTTAATACATTCTTGATTTCATCGATGGATAACGTTTTTTTATTAATCCTTTGAACTAGTTGTGAGTCGTTTGTTTTTGTTATTAAAAAACACTCTCCATGTATGTGATGAGCAAAGACAAAATAATCGTCTATTTCCTGTGCGTGGTTTTTCTTCTTAATGATTTTATTTTGAAAAATATCCATTAGATTAACAGGGTGCTTTTTCTTTGTTTTTGCATCCTCTGCATACACCGCATAAAAGTTTACCTTCATATCCCTTCCTGTTATCAATAAACATTAAATAAATGCAGCCCTCGGTCACGCTGAAGAGTTGCTTTTTTGTTCTGATTTATTATGTCGTGACTATAGCTAAATCTAACCCCTCTATGGGCTAGCAGTGGGTTAGCCGTGGATCACTTGCGATATCTAATGACCGAGTACCAGAAAACAAACCCAACTATCTCCAGTTCGCTCTCTAGCGCTTCCTCGTCATCGTTTTCTTCACGATTGAAGCTGCGGATTGTCACCTTCCCTCCGGGGCGGCGATAGAGCTGCTTAATGCGCTTGAGTCCATCCTGATTAATCGCGTATAGCTCACCATCCACAATCTTTTTATTCTGAGTGTCGACCGCAACGGTTGCGCCATCAGGTATAACAGGCTCCATGCTGTTACCAGCAGCCGGGAAGCAGATGACCCCAGAACCATCCGTATTAGCTCCCACTCGACGCAAGGTAGCCTTAGAGAAGCGAATTTTAAACCCGTTATAATCTTCTTCCGGCACTCGCCCATCTCCACAAGCAAACTCTATATCCCTAAGAAATGGGACTTCAACTTCATCATCATGGAGCGGTGTTTTACTGTCCCACGCGTCAACCGTTCCCCATTCGCTTTCAGGCGGGATTGTTGAATCTGGGTGGTGTGGTTTTACACCGCCTTCGCGCATTGGTTCGGAACCGTCAGATAACCACTCAGGTCTGACACCAAGCACTCTTGCTATATCCACGATCTTTCTTGAACCTTTCGCACCACCAGATACTAGCTTCCAGACGCTGGACTGAGCCATGCCCACCGCCTTAGCTAATGACCCCTGCGTATGTCCGCCTTCCTTCATCGCCAATTCAAGGCGCTCAGAAAAATCCATAAAAACCTCACAAAAAAATTCAATTCATTCTATCGCCAAGGCGATATTTAATCAAAATCGGTAAAGCGATTGCTTTTCACTAAATCGATAGCTAAAATCATCCAGTAAGCAATAGAAAAGGAGATTTTATGAAACATGTAGCAGTCGAAAAAGCGATTGCCATTGTTGGCAGTCAAGCTGCATTAGCTAAAGCTGTAGGTAAGGCGCAATCAACAGTGTCGGATTGGCTTAATGGTAATAAGCAAATTTCAGTGGAAGGTGCGCTGCTTATGGTTAGAGCAACTAACGGGAAGATAAAAGCCGCTGAATTCCGTCCTGATAAAGCAAATCTATTTGAGCAATTTAATAACGCAGCTTAAGCACTACCGCTCTTTAACACTACTGATCTTACCCCGGAAAGTCTGGGGCTACCAAAGTGACAAGCTCACAGCTTTGTCACGTAACAACATCTAAACCACAAGGGAAGAGTACGCAATGGAACGTGCAAGTAACAGCAAGAAAGCAATGAAGATTGAGACTGCTTTATTGAACAAAATCGCAATGATGGGGCAGGGGAAATTTGCTGCTCAGATGGGCATTCATGAGTCACGGATAAGTAAGTGGAAACACGGCTTCTTCCAGCAAGTGAGCATGATGCTGGCGATATTGGAATACGGAGTGGAGGACGAGGAACTTAACCGGCTTGCTAGGTCGGTAGCTGAGTTGCTTACGCAGCATAACAACCAATCAGTGGGGTTTAGCGCTTAACGGAGGCTCTAGTGAACCACATCCAATTTATCGAACACAACATAAAGCAAGAGCTTCTGGCGGCTGGGTACTCGTTACCAATCGCTCAGGGGGGGCAAATTTTGGAGTTGACCACTATCGGCGCTGCTCACAGGCAAGCGCAAAGGGAAAGATGTTTGATGACTGCTTACGGCTGGCTAAGGCGTGGGCAATTAAGAACACAACGGCGGCTGATAAGGCCGAAGCAAAGAAAGCCAAGGCTAGGAAGCCAGTCAACAGGACTCCAGCATTGTTCTAAAGAAAATGCCCCAACAGCGCGAACTGTCAGGGCATCGGTAATCAGGTATGCAAGCCAATTACAGAGGTAATTATACATGCGAAAGAAAACTA